CTGAAAGTGGTAGAATATCATCTTTTTATAATATAGATTACCCTTACTACAGTGCTACAGGAAGAGATTATAATACTGCAAATAAGGCTCCTATCAAACCAGTACAAGAAATTTGTATCCCAACAGAAAGTGATTATGAATTAGGAGAATACCAAAGATACTTTTTAAAGAAAAATAATGAAGTACAATATATAGAAGTAAAAGGAAAACAACAACAACTATATAAGGATAAAAGTGGTAAGGTACAATGGCAATTATATACTCCAATTACTATTAATTGGGTTTTAGAAGGCAAATTAGAAGATGTTTATAATACAAATAAAAATATTGTAAAATTATATGAAACTCAAAATAAAATGATTGGGTTTGAAAGTTATTTTAATAATAGGTTTACTAAATTTCATATCGAAGAAACTCCACAAAGAAGACGAACAACTGCTTCTCGAAGAATAAGTGGTTACTAGCAAAATAATTCGTATATTCATGTCCTGAATATGGTTATATGTACTGGTTAGTAGAAGAAGAAGATCAAATAGAATTTTTAATTAATAGTGGTTACAAACAAGCATTTATTGAGGTAATCCCTTATAGTGATTATGTACACCCCACATTAAATAGCATTAGTTTAGTGTATATTAGACCGATTAATGCAAGTAAAGGCTATATGTTATGCGTTTCACATAGTGAAACATTGAATGCGTTAAATACGCGTGTAGACGAATTAATAAATAAGTTTGATATTTTGTATTGTCGCGATAAAAAGGAGATGTTACATTATATTCCAAACAAAGCTCTTTACGACATAAATGTGCCTCCTACTACGTATATACGACCATATACAAAAGCACATGAGGTACTAAATTATAAACATAAAGATAACCCAAGTGTTAATACTTTTATTCCAGTTGTTAAACACTATGAAATGTGTGAGCAAATATACAATGATTTAAAAGATAATATTAACCATAAAAAAACAGATTATGACGAATTTTTTAACCATAGAGTATCCGTGGTGTTCAACGCCATCGAAAGGATGGGAATACAAATACATCCCGAACAATTCAAAAAACACTTTTATGATGAAAGTAGACCCAAAGTTTACACTCAATACAACCTTAAAACTACAACAACGAGACCATCAAACAAATTTAAAGGAGTAAACTATGCAGCACTTAATAAAGAAAATGGATGTAGAAAATCGTTTGTACCAAGCAATGATAGTTTGTACGAAATTGATATTAGCGCTTATCATCCTAGTTTGTCTTGTCGTCTCATCGATTATAATTTTGCCACTGTGGATATTCACAGTCATCTACAACAACTCTATGGAGTAAGTTACGGTAAATCAAAAGAACTGACATTTAAGCAATTATACGGAGGAGTATTTGATCAATATAAACATATTGAATTTTTTAAGAAAATTGATATATACGTAAAAGAACTCTGGTATAAATTTCAAAGCGACGGAGAGATAACGTGCCCGGTTTCAAAATTTGTTTATAAAAAGGATACGTTGGAAAACATGAATCCACAAAAGCTGTTTAATTATTTGTTACAAAACTTGGAGACGTCAATGAACGTTCGTATACTGTGGGACGTACTTCGTTTATTAAGAGGTAAAAAAACAAAACTGGTATTATATACTTATGATTCGTTTTTGTTTGATTGGGATAAAGAAGAAAAAGAATTAATAGGAGACATAAAGAATGTTTTCAAAAAATATAAATTTAACATAAAAACAAAAGAAGGTTATGATTACGACTTTAAATAGACCCTTAAATACGTATAAGATGAATTATGATGTTGAAACATCATTAAATAATATAGGAGATTTGAATAACAAGCTGTTTTGTACATTTACCACGCTAGAGCACTTAGATGATCTAATCCAGAATATAACATCCCAATACGTAATTATTTATAATAAGATGTTTGTTTTAGAGATTGTCGGAAGTGATGAATATGTTGTTACATACAACGTAGACCAGGGTAATGTTCACTCTATTCCAGATAATACTATTCTAGTACATAGAAAAAAGGAGTCTAATACCTTATACACTATTAATGCTTTAAATGAATTAATTAAAAAGCTTAATAATGGTGTTGTTGATACTAAATTTAAAGTAGATTGGCAACATTATAGAAATTGTGTTTTGCTTACCCAACACAATGAATTGAATCAATTAAATACAAAAATACACAAAATAATCGAAGTATAGTTTGGCTCCCCAAATTTGGCTTCGTATATTGGTGTTACATTTAAAACAGTTATAATTAAAAAAAGTTATTAAATTATGGATTTATCAATGCTTAAACAGAAGTTGGACACGCTCCAACAAAAAACACCTGCTGGTGGTGCCAAAAGAGATTATTCTCTTACATTTTGGAGACCTACAGTAGGGAAACAACAAATTAGAATTGTGCCTAGTGCATTTAATTCTAATAACCCATTCACAGAATTAAAATTCTATTATGGTATTACAAACAAGGTGATGTTATCACCTGAAACTTGGGGTGAAAAAGACCCGATTGCTTTATTCGCTAGTAAACTTAGAGAAGAATATAGCAAAGAAAATTATCTACTTGCTAAAAAGTTAGATGCAAAAACTAGAATTTTTGCTCCGGTTATTGTTAGAGGAGAGGAGGACAAAGGAGTTCGACTATGGCAATTCGGAAAGCTAATATATGAAGAATTACTTTCATTAGCTGTAGATGATGAAATTGGAGATTACACTGATATTGTTTCAGGTAGAGATCTTACAATTGAAACAGTAGGACCAGAATCAACAGGTACTCAGTATAATAAATCATCAGTGAGAGTTAGATTAAAAGAAACTCCATTAAGTGATGATGCTGATTTAGTTGATAAGTGGATTTCAGATCAACCAAACCCAACAAAAGAATTCAAACAATTTACTTTTGATGAAATGAAGTCAGCATTAGAAAAGTGGTTAGCGCCAGAAACTAATGATGAAGTAGATGGTGATGTTACACCTGCTGCAGTTGAAACACCAGCTAAGTCTAATTTTAGTTTAGATACTACAAAGGATAATGTTAAGAAAAATAAAGCAGATGCTTTTGATACATTATTTGATGATAAAAAGAGTAACGAACCAGATGATCTTCCTTTCTAAATATGGCAAGAAAAGTATCAAAGTCTCTCTCGGCAGCAGTGTCTGCCGAGATTAAGACAAAATTTGATTTAAATAAATTTAAAGCCACTAAGGGTTTAGATAAAAACGTCAAATTTAAGGAACAACAATGGATACCACTATCTCCTGCATTTCAGGAAATATCTGGAGTACCAGGTATTCCTATGGGACACATTTCATTACTTAGAGGACATTCTGATACAGGTAAAACAACTGCTCTACTTGAAGCAGCAGTATCAGCACAAAAAATGGGTGTATTACCTGTTTTTATAATTACTGAGATGAAATGGAATTGGGAACATGCCGCTCAAATGGGATTAGAAGTAAAACTAATCAAAGATGAGGAAGATAATGTTGTAGATTATGAAGGTAATTTCATTTATGTTGATAGAGAAACATTACATACAATTGAAGACGTAGCAGCATTTATTATGGATCTACAGAATGAACAGAAAAAAGGTAATTTACCTTATGATTTAGCGTTCTTCTGGGATTCAATTGGATCTATTCCTTGTGCAATGTCAGTTGAAAAACTGAAAAACAACAATGAATGGAATGCAGGAGCAATGTCAACACAATTTGGTAATACAGTTAATCAAAGTATTGTAATGTCACGTAAAGAATCATCACCATATACTAATACACTTTGTGCTATTAATAAAGTATGGACTGCTAAAGCAGAATCACCTATGGGTCAACCTAAAATGATGAACAAAGGTGGAATGGCAATGTGGTATGATGCAACTTTCGTAGCTACTTTTGGTAATGTATCAAATGCAGGAACATCTAAAATTAAAGCAATTAAAGGTGGTAAGCAAGTAGAATGGGGTAAAAGAACAAATTTACAAATTGATAAAAACCACGTTAATGGTATGCAATCAAGAGGTAAAATTGTTATGACAAACCACGGTTTTATTACTGATACTGACAAGGATAAAAATGCATATAAAAAAGAACATGCTGATGAATGGTCTAAAATCTTAGGAGGAGGAACATTCACAATCCAAGAAGACGAAGAAGATCATACACCAGTATTATTTGATTCTCAGGACATTTAAAAAGAAAACATGAAGCATAAAGATTTATTTAAGTTGCTGGACGAAGTTCAGGAACAAGGGGAAGAAACTACTCCAAAAAGACATGATAAAGTATTAATTTTAGATGGATTAAATCTATTTTTTAGAAACTTTGCAATGATGAATATGGTAAATCCTGATGGGGTTCATATTGGAGGGTTAGGAGGGTTCTTTCGTTCTTTAGGCGCCATGATTAGACAAACAAATCCAACATCTGTTTATGTAGTATTCGACGGAGCAGGTTCAACAGTAAATCGTAAGAACCTGCTCTCCGAATACAAAAGTACAAGAAATTTACAACGAATTACTAATTGGGAAGCATTTGACAATTTAGAGGAAGAACATGACTCAAAAATTGACCAAATAGTGCGTATAATCCAGTATTTAAAGCTATTACCTGTTAAAACCACTATATTGGATAAAGTAGAAGCTGATGATATTATAGCCGTGTTAGCTGAAAAACTAGTAGAAAAATATAATTCAACTTGTTTTATAGTATCTTCAGATAAAGATTTCTTACAATTAGTTACTGATAAAATTATTGTATATAGACCAATGGAGAAAGAATATTATACTCCAAAAGTTGTAGAAGAAAAGGTAGGTTTATTACCATCGAATTTCTTATTACATAAAGTATTATTAGGGGATAAATCAGATAATATTCCAGGTATAAAAGGATTAGGTGCTAAAGGTATATTTAAAAAGTTTCCTGAATTAAAAACACATGACTTAACATTAGATGACATTTTTGACATTTGTGCTAGGAAATTTAAGGATCATGTCGTATATTCACGCATAATCCAAGATCAAAAACGGATTGAAACTAATTATAAAGTTATGGATTTAAGTATTCCAATGATTGATGATAAAGGAAAGGAACATATTGATGATCTAATAGTTGAGGAATTACCTGAATTTAATGCTGAAATGTTTGTTTCATTTTATAATGAAGACAAATTAGGGGGAATGATTAGAAATCTAGATACATGGTTAAAAGATATTTTTTCACAATTCCCCATTTATAAACAATAAAAACTATAATATAGGTTATGACATTACAAACACTGAATCAATATGGTCCTGATTTCCAAATCAAAGCAATATCAGCATTGCTTACCCATAAAGAATTATTAGTTAATATCCATGATATTATCAGTGAAGAATTTTTTGAAAATAGTGCACATAAGTGGGCTGTAAAAGAAATATTAAAATATTACGATAAATACCATACAACACCTTCATTAGATGTTTTAAAAGTAGAGTTAAAAAAAGTTGATAATGATGTTTTACAAGTATCAATTAAAGAACAATTAAAACAGGCTTATGTATCATCTGATGAAGATTTAAAGTATGTACAAGAAGAATTTACTAATTTTTGTAGAAACCAACAATTGAAGAAGGCCTTAATGTCGTCTGTGGACTTATTGAAAGCAGGCGACTTTGATGGTATTAGATATATTGTTGATGGAGCTTTAAGAGCGGGACAAGATAAAAACGTAGGACATGAATATGTTAAAGATATTGAAGAAAGGTATAGAGAAAATTCGAGGACAACTATACCTACACCTTGGGAAAAGATCAATAATTTACTACAAGGTGGATTGGGAAATGGAGATTTTGGTCTCATATTTGGTAATCCAGGAGGTGGTAAATCTTGGTCATTAGTAGCTATTGGAGGTGAAGCTGTTAGATTAGGATTTAATGTAATTCACTATACTTTAGAGTTAGGTGAAGATTATGTTGGAAAAAGATATGACGCCTTTTTCACTAATATACCAGTTAATAAAACTCATCTACTTAGGCCTAAGGCAGAAGAGATCATACCTCAATTACCAGGTAGGTTAATAATTAAAGAATTTCCCACAGGTCGTGCGACTATGTCAACAATTGAATCACATATTAAGAAAG